ATATAATCCTGAACAAAACGATAACGCTGCCAAGTAAAGTCTTGCATTAACGTTTCAGGACCACGAAAGACACGTTTACGTCGCCACCAAGAACGACTACGCTTTATCTCTTGGAATGGAAAAACAAATAGGTGATTATTCCCTTCACAGTCCAACCAGTCAAGCAGACCTGCACGAAGAACGCGCCCACTATTCAAGTCTTTCTCAGGCTCAATCCAAGAGGAGATTTGCCAAAGATAAAGGTTGAATACAGAAGGGTCTTCACCTGTTAGCCGGTTACGACACCAACGCCACGCACGATGCAACCAACTGAAAGACTTATCACGAAAGCGTACCACGTAATATTGCCGTTCTACGTCAACACGAGGATTAATAGGCTCTACGATTTCAAGACCTGTAAAGGCAAAGAAGAGAGCTATCTTTACTTCCTTCAAGGAAAAAGGTTTGTAGCGTGTTGCTTTTGAAGCACAAGACATCAAAACACGTGCAACAGTACGGAGATCCTCCGTGGAACAGTCGTTCCAAGAACGTGGAAGACGAAGGTCAATGTGTCTTTTTTCTTCAAACATATTTAACTCAAAGCTGGTATAACAAACATAACATTCCCATCCTCATTGTTCTTAAAGGTCGGTTCGTAGGGTTCACGAACCTTATTTGCTGAAGCGTCATAAATAGGCGAGGCTTCCATAGCATCCTTTGCCAAGGTAATAAAGTCTGACTGATACATACGTATATAATCGACACAATTATTTACCATTAAGACAGCTTCATTATGAACGGTAGCAAGGTCAGGAGCAGACAGCTTCAAGAAATTTGTTCTTGCAATAAGATGCTTTACCATCGCCTTACGTAAACGATGAATAAGCCTTGCGAGTTTCTTATCTTCTGTACCTTTAAGAGCATTGTCTGTAAGGAAATCCAACAATTCTTCACCTACAACTGGTGCAAGAATATCCTCTTGAATATAACGCAAATCAGGCAAAAGCGTAATGTACTTCTCACGATTGTCATATATGTTAACATACTCTTGCAGCACCTGTGCCGAAGGAATTAACAAAGAACCAACAAGGAAGAAATATCGACTTTTCTGCCAAGCATCAGTAATTTCCTTTTTCTCTCGGTACTCGTCTGTGTCTTTGCCGTCTTCAGTTACAGATGCAACTTCACGCATCCACTCTTCAAGTACAATGAGCAAACGGTTTACGGCTGAATGAGATTCCTTATAACAAGTCTGTTTGTATGCACTGATAGCATCTTTATCAGCCTTACCATAATCGTCAGAAGTTGCCACGTTCACACCTGAACCATTCACACTGATAGCCTGCATATCAATAGCCCTACCCAAGGCATCAAAGCAGACACAACGCTGAGCCAACATCAGTAACTGTGAATAGGGTAAAAGCGTTTCGTTACGCTGAATACTTTCAATCAGGGTCATAATGCCCGCTTCACCAATACCACGATAATACTTCTGCAACAGCACAAACAAATCCTTTCCTAACTTTTCTTCAAGGAAATCGTGCTCGCTACTATCAATGAAGCCCGTCAGAGTTTCTATAGCATCTATAGCATTTGCAGGCGAATAAAGCCTAAGTTCATTAGTTGTTGTTATCAACATAGTTTATGCCTCCTCTTCTTTTTGGGTAATACCAGTTTTACTACTATCAAGCGCGGTAAGCACCTCACGATTGATACGCCAAACGAGATGCTTATCCCATTCATTGAAACGGCTTGCCACCTCAAGGCTCTTTAGCATTATCTTTTGTGTCGGTGCCATCTGAACTTGTTTTACACCAAAACGAATACGCAAGTCAGTACCACTACTCTGACCAACAAGGGAGAGTGGGGTAGAGCCAAGCAGTTTCGCATCAAGTCCCATAGCCATAAAGATGATACTTGCCACCTCGGCTGTTTCCTTTTCATTCGCATCAGCGACTGACTTACTACTACTCTCAACCTCTACGATTTCAAAGCTCTTATGCTCTTTACCGTCAGTACCCATAAAGGTGAAGGCAAGGAGAGACTGACCGCTATTGTCTCGGTTACTAAGCCACGTATTGATGTCCTTATACAACTTATCACGTATCTCATTCTGTTTATCCGCATCACTCTGTGCCTGTGCTTGGATGAAGAGTTGCTGCATATAGTCGTTGTGAATATAAATCACACGACCAATAACATTACTGTTTTTACGACGGTTGAAACGGTCAGAGATGATAGTCGCAATATACTCATACACATCACCAACAAAGACACTATGCCATGCTGGAGACGGATAGTAAGGACGACCTACAGTCGGATAACTTGAAGGGAATATGAATCGGGTAGGGCGGTTCTTGGCACTGACATTCTTATCTCGTGCCGTTCGCACAGCTGCTTTCAAGTCAGCCAATGGAGTCTGTATAGACAAAGCAGGATAAGCAACTACTTTAGAAGATGCTTCTTGCACTGACGCTACGGGCTGATCTAACCAACGATTACTTACATAAACATAATTAATCTTATTATGGTCGTCCATACGCTCCAAACGACAAGTATGTGCTGAACGGTAGCCAATGCCTACAACCTTAGGCTTCCAAAGCGTTGTTTTTACTGGTTTTCCACGCTCATCAAGTTCTTGAGAGTTGAGTTGTAACTCTGGGAAACACATTCCCAACATCTGAGTATCACCAGAAAGCTGAAGGAAAGTTTGTGCAAGATTGTTGCGCTCTTGAAACTCTGCTACCTCTGGAGCCGTACGTTCCCACACAGTAAGGTCGGCTTTCAAGTCTTCGATTTCCTTATTAAGCTGTTCAATCAAAGCCTTATTATCGCTCTTGGCAGTCGTTACAAACACAGAAGAATCACTATTCTCTAAGTTCTTAATCTCACGAAGTCGGTCGATGATCAAGCCAGAGATAAGTTTGCTTGCTTCTGAATATGGAATTTCTTTCGTAGTAATATTCCCGCCAACATACTGTGTGTAGCGATACATGGGCTCAGGACCAAGACCTGCACAGAGGTCTGTGTTGAATTTCAATCCAGCCGCTGTGTAAGGAAGAATACCACAAAGTAGAGAGACGATATTAGGCAATCTGTTGCCTACACCCCATTCCATCCATCCAAGCCCTTTCGTACCAACATCCTCGGAAACCACTTGTTCTGAACCGCTGCTGGCAAAGAGCGTTGGTACGGACTTACGTCCACCTTTTCCACCTCCGACACCAGCAGTCATCTGGTTAGAAAAGAAGTCGTGCCAAGTCTCATCAGCAGCATCATTACTCTTAATACCTCCAGGACGAAGCACAGCATAACCTTGAGACTCCAGATAACTCATTTCCTCCTTCAGTTTCTCCGAGCCGACAACTCGAACTATGTTTCCTTTACTCTTAATCTTAGTAGCCATATCCTTAATGCGTTAAAATTCTTATACCATCGACTTCAATAACAAGATAATCACAGAGGATGCGTATCTCTTGACTTTCAACAAACTGAATCATTCGTTGATGCCTACGTCTATTTACTTTCAAACAGACCACGTTACCCTCTTCAAGCCGTCCACTCTGAGTAACAAAACGTACAAAGAAGGGAACACGCTGTACATCCTGCGCTCCCTTTGGTGGGTTATATCCTGTCGTACGTAGTCCTGTTCGCTCTTCTATCCAAGAGAATTTCTCAGTATAATTGCGCAAAGACTGAAACGATTGCTGCGGTTGTTTGTACGGCATATCCTTGATGTTTTGTTATAACAAAGGTAAGAAAGACGAAAGATAAAGGTAGGACAGAAGTTAATTGAACCACTTTATAATAGGGTCGCCACTGAAGCCTTTCTCCCAAACAAACCAAGCATAAGCAGTAGCACTGCCACCAACACTATCAAAGTCGCCATTCATCGCACACTTTAATCGTGACGAACTCACCCAGACACACTTAGGAGGCATAGATTCAAACAACATTCTACGATGCTTACCTTCCAAGAATTGTAGTTTAAGAAACATTGCAACCTTATGCCCCTCTGGTATTATCTCCAACGCTTTCTCAACGAACTCTTGTGCATATTTATAAGGAGGATTGGTAACAATGTCGCCATTCCATTCTGTGTTATCCTTAGAAAGAAAATCGGCAACAGAGCCATAGCCACGATCTATTAAGTCACGACTCACAACCTGATAACCCCCTTCTATAAGTATCTTCGATATATGCCCCTCTCCACATGAAGGTTCAAGGATAGGACCCTCAAAGCGTTCTAACTTCAAAAGCCACTCTGTAGCCTTCGGTTCTGTTGCATAATAATCGTCCTGTTGACGTTCATGTGCGCAATGGTTGCTTGCGCCAATCGCCTTAAATAAAGAAACTCTGTTTCCTGTCCAATCTTTACTCATAATCTACTTAACCTTTATCTATAAACTACTTGCTATAACAAGTTTGAACTACTTAAAGTTTATCAGTGATACCAAAGTGTACACTTTTCGGATACACAAGAATATAATTTGCGCTTACGTTCCACTTGGGAAACACATTCCACTCATACGGTATAAAAAACGCTTAACACCAATAAGTAAAGTGTCGAAAGCATCTGTGCCATCCGTTCTGTATTCCAGTCTTACCGCATCATCGGCTTCCTCACTGAGTTTCTCTCCTGACTTGTCTTTTCTAAATCCTTTATAACCGATACTAACCTCGGCTGTCTGTAAAGCAACTATCAAAGCCTCGTTGTTATCTCTATTAAAGCGAACGGCAGGATAAGCAACACCAGCAAGGCACTCGTTAATCTCTTTGTATTTCTGTTCATGTTGCATCGGAGAACCCATATCTATAGGATGCACCGTCCAACCATACTTAGTAAGGTCGGCTATAATTGTGTCCTTATAATCTTCAGATTGCACAGCGTAAACTTTGAATTTAGCTGTAGAATCATAGAAGAAAAACACCTCCTTACAATGAGAACGGTGAGGAGTGTAATACTTATTCCAGTCTTGCAACAGTTCACGCAACTTACGTTCATTCTTAACAAACATAGAAGATACCACGTTTAAGGCATCAACTCCATCACGCTTATACTGCTGCCCAGTTACAACCCAGTTAATGTTTGCATTGAAGTCAAAGGCAATATAAAGAGGTTGACTTTCAATCACATCACCATCAAGCGTACAATCTTTAACTTCCTGTAGCTCTCTAAAGTCGGGTGTTTCATATTCTGTATCTATCTTACATCCCCCGCTTACCGTACTTGCTATACGAAGGTGCATAGCGTTCTCAATAGCCGGACAGTCATCAGGTATGTAACCGTGAACGTGTTCTATATCAAGATTAGAATAAAAGCCGTCATTGCTCTTAACAGCCTTCATATTTCCAATAGAAATAGCAAAGACAACTGGCGGCAAGTCACGTTTCATCTTCGCGATATAATCAGCACCTATCAAGTCAATGTTATCAAACGTCGATGCACGATAGAAAGTAAAAGCATTACAACGTAGGTCATTTATATGTCGTGAATATTTCTTTGAATTGCGAAGCATAGAAAGTTCAAAATGCTCATCAGGAGTTATCAAGTACTCGTGATTAAAGAGCATTTCGGCATCATCTGGGTCGATAAGTTTATAATTGATAAGCATATCGACAAACGATTTGTTAATGTTCTTCCAGTTACGTGGTATAATCTTGAATGGTCCTTCATGAGCCATTGCCTGAGCCGCTAACGCTTGAATAGCAGCACGCTTTTCAGGTCTGACAACCATTACCTCACGCCCAGTTGCTTTTGCATTACGCAGAAGTTCATTGAAGTAAATAACCCTATCAGCATAATATGTTAGTTCATTTTGTATGTCACAATAGGTTTTCCCCTTAAATATGCCGTCAGTCAATTCAAGATCAAGTTTATCTTCTTCTTTCTCCAGCCAGTTACCTTTAGCCGTTAAAGACGCATCAGATGCAAAAAAAGTAGACTTATACAAAGGATTACTTTCTGAGAAAGCAGGATCTGCAAGCGGATGCGTTATACCAGAGAGAGCTGGCATAACCTCTCCGTCAATCTTAGACTTAGACATAAACTTACACTCATCGGCCACAATAGAATTTGCAGTTATACTGTTTGCAGAACCAGAAACAGCCAAAGAGATAAGTTGCCAAATACTACCATTAGCAAACCATATCACGTTATCCCATGTCTTAGGTTGTAAGATAGGCTTCGGCACCCAACGTGGCGGTCTTCCCCATCCAAAGTGTTCACCTTCACGTAAACCAAAGAAACGCTCAATAGCCGCTATCGTACCAGGTACCGTTCTTGTGTAAAGCTGCTTACGGCTATTTCCCAACCAGAGATTAGTTCCACGTGGCATACTCATACTAACAGAGTAGATACGTGGACCAATAGAGCCATCAGTCTTTCCAAATCGACGAGCAGCAAGAAGACGGACATCCCGTGCATTCGCATAGAATATCTGCTGCTGTTTATGGTTCATATATACGTCACGTCGCTGCATAATCTTAGGTCTTTATAATGGACGTTGTTCTTGTGTCGGGTCGAAAACATCAGGAGTAAATTCCTTCTCTGTATCTTCTGCTGGCATTTCCCACGTACCATCTTCATTTTGAATCATATCCGTAAACTCCTTCTCTGAAAGATTGAAACGCTTAGCAAGACGCTTACGTTCTTCAGGCGTATAATTCACTCTATCACTCTTAATGATAGAAACATCACCTGTAATATTAATCTCGGTCGTAGGCATTTTAGAGGCAGCATCTTCTTTCTCATTGATGTTGTTGTTAAGTTGCATCTTTATAT